GGGCATATTCCCGACGTAGCACGATTCTATCGGACATGTTATCCCTCTTCTTAGAGGAGCGTTTGTATTTCTCAAGAGAATCATTCGCACAATCAGATGACGCAAGGAGGAGGTTTATTACAACTCGTCGCCCAGGGAAAACAGGATGTTTTCCTTACCGGTAATCCTCAAATTACATGGTTCAAGATGGTATATCGTCGTTATACGAATTTTTCCATGGAATCTTCCGTCATTCAGTTTGACAACCAGGCAGATTTCGGGCGAAAAATAACTACGACTATACCGAGAAAAGGAGACCTCCTCGGCGCTCTGTGGCTAGAAATAGAGCTTCCGGCTTTGACCAATTCAGCAACAGGTGCTAGACTCTCTTACACAAACGCCACGGCCCATGCCTTGATTCAAGAAATAAGCATAGAAATCGGTGAGCAGGAAATTGACAAGCAGACGGGTGAATGGATGGAAATGTATTCCAATTACGTGATTACACAAGATAAGGTTCATGCTTGGAACGCCATGATTGGTAAAGTAGCCGGCGGTTCTCAAGGAAATAAACCAGCGAGTAACGTTGGACTCTACGGCCCCTTGTATTTATATGTTCCTCTCCGATTCTGGTTCTGTAAAAACGCTGGACTGGCACTTCCTTTGATTGCGCTACAGTACCACCCGATTCGTATTAACATTACACTGCGCCCTCTTTCACAGATGTTTATAAATGATACCCCAACAACTTCGCCATGCGATGTTAGTGCAACTTCTGCCACAATTACCTCTATGAATCTATACGGAGATTTCATACATTTGGATGTGCAAGAGAGGCGCAGATTTGTAGCGAATTCGCATGAATATCTCATAGAGCAAGTCCAGTATACAACATATCCCATTGATGCGACGGCTACCAGTGTACAAGTCCCTATGGAATTCAATCATCCCATTCGTGAAATATATTGGGTTATCCAACGTCAAATGTCGGTAAATGCGCATCAGTGGTTTAATTATACAAACTTATCCATTAACGAGAGTGGCAAGTCGTTTAATTTAATCAATACGGCCTTGCTTCGCATTGAAGGGTTTGATAGGTTCGATACGAGAAAGGCCGATTATTTCCGACTCGTTCAGCCGTATCAGTATCATACGGCGATTCCTATCAACGATTTCGTGTATTCATATTCTTTCTGTTTCAGACCCGAAGATACTCAACCGAGCGGAAGCATGAATGCCAGTCGCATAGATAGTATGACCTTACAGCTAGAAATGGCGAACACGACACAAACGCTAACTTCCGTTTATCAAGGTCCTGCCAGAGGTCCCGCGAATGTTCGTGTATATGCCTTGAATCACAATGTCCTCAGAATTGTGGACGGATTCGGGGGACTTTTGTTCCGGATATAAACCGTGTCTTTTCCGGCATATCAAAGCTATCGTAACTTTAGTAATGGTCTGGGAATTCCCCGCTGTTTCACAATCAAGAAAGGAATTCTGGGCGAAGCCGCAATATACGAAATCAGGTATGTGGTGGTTTACATTGGTGTTTGGATTCTTTGGCTTACACCACTTTTTACTCAGGTCTCCGCAAACGGGTCTTATATTTTTAATAGCAAATATCATATCTCTTGGGTATCTATGGTTTTATGACTTGATACAACTATCAAGCGAGGATAAAGGTGGCGTGAGTCACGATAGTCCAGACAAACATAGTCTAGACAAACATGGATTATCTTGGGGCTTTGGTGCCTTGGGTCTGGCGAAAGGTATGTGGATTCCTGGTAATGAAAATGAAGCTAAAAGTTCTGCTTCTGGTTCTACTTCTGCTTCTGCTGCTTCTGCTTCTGCTTCTGCTTCTGCCTCTTCAACGATTAAGCCTTCTATTCTACATCCCCACGGTCTAATTTCTGACCAAAAAGCCTTACAGCTTGGGTATAAAATGAAAATCCCGCAAACTGGATTATATTTACAGCCCCAAAAGGTTCAGGAAGAAATTACAGAAGCCCAGAAAAAGAAAAATCTTGGGCAAGATGAAGGCCAACAGGTTCTTGAAGAAACCCAGAATAATACTGAGAATCCAAAAAACCCTGTTCAAGGGGGAGGAGCAAATAGCGACGGTCCTCCTAATCCATTCTTTTTTCTGGCCTATGCCATATTGATACCCATCGCCCCTTTGGCACAACTCATTGCAGGAGATACATATAACTCTGTTTCCAGATTCTTGGATTTAACCATTGTGCCAGGAGGATTTTTTTGCTATATGGCGTCCATCATTTATGATTATATAATATTGTTTTTATTTCCTGCAGATTTGTTGGTCTTTGGAAGTAAGCGTTTCTTCCCTTTTACGTTTCTAGGAATGGACCCTGACAACCATAGTCCCAATATAACAGCAAATGTTGATTATGCTCCCTGCCCTCCTGATAACATGTTTATAACATTGATAAAAATAATGATACCATTGGCGAAACAAATTCCAGGAGTTTCTGTTATCGCCACAGCTGTAGAAACGGCACTGGCCACGGCACAAGTTGTTAAAACCCAGGTTATAGAAAAGGGCGCGGCAAAAGTCCAACAAGGCCTACGAGTTGCCGGCCAAGTGGGAAAACTTGCTTCAAGCCTGCATGTCGCGGCTGCTGGAGCAGCTGCAGCATCTGCTCCTGGCTTTTTGGCCTTGCCTCAACCCACTGCCCCTCCTATGCCTTATGCCCCTCCTGCCCCTCCTCCCAGTCTTTATAACAAAAGTATGTTAGATGAAGATACTTTTAACAGAATACAGGAACAATACAATAAATCTATTATAAGATATAAAGAATTTATAGAACAAACTCGTGGCGAAGATCCGATTAGCGGCGTAAGTAATCAAACAATGTATCATCCTTCAAACATTGGGCATCCTGAGATGGCTATGAGGGCTATGGAGGAAGGTTCATATAGGGGTTATTCTGAACAACCGCTCAGCGGCACTGCAGCTAGAAATAGATATATTAGTAATTATTTCCATTTGTTCCTTCGTGCTAGAGAAAGATTATTAAATAATCAAGGAACAGAAAAAGACAAGAATACAGTTGCTACTTTTATAAAAAATTTCAACACTATGCCAGGAACAATGGTAGGAGGGGCAATAAAAAGTTATAATTCCCTAGAATATCTCACACTCGGCAGCTTGGCAGCACTTGTAGGTGGCGGCCTCCTCGTAGGCATAAACAGGGGCCTACAAAATTATACATACACAGGAAAAGATGATTCCCCTCCAAACGCAGGAAGAGTTTGAGAAGCTTTATAAGCAAGATGCACTACCTGCCCCTATTCTCATTTACTTCACCGCCACCTGGTGTCGTGCCTGTAAGAAGTTGGACTGGGAGTCTATTCAATCCGAGTTTCCTGGTCTGACTATTTATAAGTGCGACCTGGACGAGAATTCTTATACCCCTGGCTACTGCAACGTGAGCTCTATTCCCCATATGCTCATGATGCATCCTTCCAAGGAGCTGGAGAACATTGCGACGAGCGACACCGCCAAGGCGAAGGAGTTCATTCGCCTCAATCTGACCAATGTCAAGCAAAAGCCAGTCTAAAGTAAGATTCTTAAATAGAATAAGTATGCCAATAGAACTTACTAACATTCGTCAAACATATAGAGACCAATTGCCTTCTGGTCACTATGATATGATAATTATTAGTTTAGTTCATCAGGGTCCAGAAATGTTATATTATATGGCAGAAAATATTAAGAAATACGTGAAAGGCAGATTTTTATGGGTTGTTCACTATAATAATGAACAACACATAGACGAGAATACTTTACCGCCTTGGGCATGGATTGTTCGTGACACGATTAAAACAAAACATTCCACCAGACTACTTCTTATGGCGATAAACCAAGCGTTAAAGTTTGCAATCGCCAATGTCACATCAATAAATATAATGGCAATTTCCTCTGGCTCAGCTTTTTTTAGAGATTTTATAGTACCTACATGTAAAAAAATCTCATTGATTTCACATGAAGTTAAATTGGACTCACCTGGAAAAAATTATGCGCATATAGAGGAAATAGACGTCTGCCATATGGGTAAGTGTACACAATATTTAGAATCAGTCGGTTCATTTGGTTGGCAATATAAACATGGAGGTGATTCAGATGTAGAATTTCACACATTCGTTAAAAATCGCGAATTTAAATATCTAAGAGGATGCCAATGGCCAGGTCAAATTTGGCCGTATGAAGTTGGCAAAATGCTAGTAACAGATATAAGAGAATTGGATAATTCAAATTTACATGAAATCCTACGGTACGCCCCTGAAGAACTTTACTTTTCAACATATGCCTATAATTATGCAAAAACGAATAATATAGCAATTGACTTTGTAGAAGTGATTACAAATTGGAACAATGGTTATGAAATACAGAATGTCCATTATATTGACATTCTAAGAAGATCATATGAAGGTGGTTCGGCAGTGTCTAAGCTTTCAGATAATATACATAATCCTGTACGCCAGTTCTTACTATTGTGAACATGCAGAAGCAGAAGCAGCAGTCCCAGAATAAATAACCATCTCTTTTACACTACCGTCGGGAAATACGCGGACTCTCGTAACTTTTGCCTTTAAAAGAAGCGCTTTTATCATCGCTTCTTTTAAACCATCGGGTCCGAAAAAAATATATTTTTTTTGCTGACCTTCGCCTTCCACTTCAACAATATGTAAATACGTCCTATCTTCCATCTAAGAACTCCCGCGAATATGTTCAGGAATTCCACTCTTCGTCCACTCTTCAGGCAGACCATTTGCTAGCCACGTCACCGTATTCAAGACCCAGCTCGCCGATCCCCCAGAATGCCCGTCCTGGTCCATCTCCTTGAATACGATGGCGGCAATCGGGTCCGTCTCCTTCCCATCATATGAGCACCGATTTGCCCGAATAAGCCCACCCCCCTTGATATACTCCCAGGTCGAAGGATATACCTGTGCCGCCTTGTTTCCGCCGTCAATGGCGTGTTGTAGATATAGCTTACTGGTCTCGTCCGTGAAAGAAGACAAATCAAACAACTGCTCAGAAGACATTTCCGTGAAGGAGGACTTCTACCGTAGCGTACGCCCAAATTTCATTTTTTTTACACCCGCAAATCCTAGATGGAGTATGATTATATTATCGTCGGCGCAGGCATCGCCGGTCTTCACTGCGCATTAAGAATATCGAAAGCCTTTCCAAAAGCCACAATTGCCATAACAGAAATGTACAATTACACTGGTGGAAGAATGTTTACCTTCCATCAATCTGACCCTTCTTTATCCTGGGAATCGGGCGCAGGAAGAATCCACGAATCCCACAAGAATACGCTACACTATGTAAAACACTACGGACTCACCCTTTTTCCCATTTCCTCCCATTCCCAGTGGATTTCGGAAGAGACTGCCACACCCTCCAAAGATATCTGGCCGTCCCTATCCGACATTTTCACAACCGCCATGGAAAATCTTCACCCTGCAATACTCGCCACACATACCGTGGAAGATATACTACAATCCAATTATCTCACCCAACGCTTTCCCTATAAATCTGAGCTATCGACCATGCGCGCCGACATCGCCCTCAAATCCCTAAGCGAAACAATGGGTTCTTCCGAGGGTTTTTATGTTGTGAAAGAGGGGTTTTCCAGTCTTGCGAATAAAATGAAGGCAGACTTGGTAAAGCGGAAGGTGGTCTTTCACTATAACCATAAGGTTGTTCATATCACAGGAAACACCCTACATTTCAAAGGACAGAGTTCCATGAAAGGAAAGAAAATCATTCTCGCCATTCCCAGTGAGGCCTTGAAATCCATAAGCCCATTCCACAATGTTCCCGCCCTCAAACACATAATGATGAAACCCCTTCTCAGAACATACGGCGTCTTTCCATCCAAGGCCTGGTTCCACGGAATTCCGCGGACCATTACCGATTCTCCCTTGAGACATATCATACCCATTGATTCCAAGAAGGGTATCATCATGACCTCTTACACAGACGCTGAAGACACCAAGCCTTGGACCCGAATCCTAGAATCCAAGGGAGAAATCGCTCTACAAAATGCCATTATGAAGAAAATAAGGGAATTATTTCCTGAGCTGACCATTCCGAATCCCATATTCTTCAAGGCACACCATTGGAAACACGGCTGCTCGTATTGGTTGCCCGGCCTGTATGATGTGAAAGAGCAAAGCACCAAACTTATGAATCCTTTACCTGCCGCGTATCCCAATGTATATGTCTGTGGAGAGAGTTATAGTTTGAAACAGGCGTGGATAGAAGGGGCCATTGAACACGCTGAAGAAATGTTGGAGAAGTATATTCTTCACGTATAAAAAGAAAGAAATGAGTCATATCCCCATTAACATCTTTCATATTCTCGTGGTAGCCCCGTTTCTCCTATACGTCGCCATTGTGCGTGGTCAGTTGGTGCCTTGGATATTTTCCGTCCTGACTGGTCTGGGCATTGTTATCCTTGTATACCACGGCTATAAAACATTTATCAAGTGGAAGGCGCAATCACCGAGTCTCTGGGTCAATGCTATACACTTCTTTGTAGTGGCCCCTCTCTTGATATATATTGGAAGCAAGGGATATGATACGCCCCGATGGGCGTATGAGATTCTGGCTCTTCTCGGATTTAGTGCTCTTGGATACCACATATATGCCATTATTATGCAAATCCAAGAAATGAATTCCGTAGGACCGGTAAAAAAATCTGGCACGGCAGACTCTTCAAACGCATAGGCCCTTCTTGACATTGTCGGCAGAAAGGAGGTCTGCGGGCAAGCAGTTCACTAGATGATAAATGAACGAGGGCTTGGAGTTGAACTGTGTCCCGCAGTGTGTACACTGGATATTTCCAGCCTCTGTCTTCCCTTGGAACTTGGCAGTCTCCGCAGGTAGGTGTTTGAGTAAGTAATGACTACGAAGACCGGCCTTAGTCATACTCTCAAACCCGCAGCAACTCTCTGGACAGACGAACTCCTTCTTCTTCTCTCCAGCGTGCTCTGGGTGCTTTGCAGCTATGTGATTATCAAGAGTCTGCTTTGCAGACGTCTCATAATTACAGTGCTCGCACTTGTGTTTGAAAGCACCCATGTGCTTTGCCTTAATATGCATATGAACCGTGCTCTGGTTCTTCTTGGTAAAATCGCAGTGGGGGCACTGGAAGCTACCGTCGGTGGTGCGCAGATATTCGAACGTCATTGGGAGGACCTTTCCCCCGGCCGGCGGAAAAATTCAATTTTTCGGCGAGTGGGGTTTGGTGCCATTCGCGCACAGAGCACACAAGCCATCCAATAAAAAGTTGAAAAACGAGCACCTCATAAAAGTAACTCAGTAAAAAATGCTCTATACTACGGAAGCCTTTCTGTCTGCTATAGCTGCACTGTTTATATACTCCTTGTGTGATACTTCCACTGAGAAGATTGCCGCAATCCAGGACCTCATTGAGGTGAGCCTACACGTGAAAATCGCCGCCTTGGAGAACAGGATTGAGGAGGCAGAAAAGGAGATATGTCAGATTGCCACGGAATATAGCCAGCTTCAGGAGGATTACCTGGAAACGAAGGGTGACTATGAGTATGAGACTGAGACCTATAAGAAGCTGATAGAAGACGCTAAGCCAGAGGCAGGTGTATTCCAGGCATGGACTGGGACGTTTGAGTATATGTTCTACGGC